TGCCGCTCTCGCAAGTGTTGTTGAGGCTCCTGACTTCATGGGGTGGGACGCTGAGCCTGAAGCTATGGCAGCTGCCAAGAAGTCCCTCTTGAACCGAATCATTGTCACAGCTCTGGAAGCTAACGCCACCCATCCTTTGGACAATGTGGCCTTCTTCAGCAATTCACATCCATGCAACGTTTTCGATTCGTCCATTGGGACATTCGACAACCTGTTTGCCGGTTCTGGGACTGAACCAACTGCTGCAAACGTCAAGCTTGCCGCTGAGGCTTTCCGATCCATCAAGGCTCCCAATGGACAACCTGGTGGTTACCGCTTGACTCACATCCTTGCCCCTGGCGTGTGGGAAGAGGAACTCCGAGACATCCTTGAGACATCCATTGTTATCACCACAACCGGTACTTCCTTCGGTGCCACTGATAACCGACTCAAGGGTCGAGCCAAGCTCATCATCTCCGATGAGCTCAGTGGTAACTTCTGGTATCCACTCTCCTTGAATAAACCAGGGGCCTATCCTTGGTGCGTCCAGGATGAGGGCATCCCAGAAGAGATCCTTTCCGACAAGAGCTCTGAGATGTACAAGCGTACTCTCAAGGTTGGCGTCGCCTACGTTGTAAGAGCCAATGGTGGTCTTGCTCTGCCACATTGCATTCAACGTTGGGAAGGGACCGCGTAAAGAGTCTTCATCGGGTTCGCCTCCTTCCCCGATGTGACCTCCTGACCCCGATGTCTCCCGGTAAACCTGGAGCTCGGGGCAAGGGAGGTTGTGACAGCCTATTGCACAAAAGCCGATGTTATTTCTCAATGTCCCCCCTCAATTCTGAGGAGAGACAGTCGGCTTGTTGCATCTGTCTCCACACCCACTGACACCATCACAATGGACTGTCATGGGATGAAGCTAGGGGACATGGTGACATTCCGAGCAGAGTCAGGCGGGTCACTACCATCCCCATTGGTGGACGGGACAACGTACTACGCCATCCCAGTTACCGACAACACCTTCCAGGTTGCAACAACCTCGGGTGGGTCCGCTGTGAACCTCACCACATCAGGTAGCAATGTCCTTGTGACGCAGGAGATTCCTTTCGATTCCTTCATCTCCAAGGCGTCCGCGATGATCGATGAGAGACTTCCTGCCCACACGTGCATTGACGAGTCGGACATCCCAGCGTCTGTGGTGGAATACTGCGCGACTCTTGCGGCTTCCTATGCCCTCGAATGGTGTGGGGCATCCACAGCGTCTATCCAATCGAAACGGATTGACGCAAAGGAACAGCTTGACCGATGGGCCAAGGGCATCCCCATCCTTTCGAAGAACCGTCCAGCTTCTGGAAATACTGCCCTCATCGGTTCTTCAAGTAGGAGCAATCCACGCGGTTGGCCCACTGGGGGGTTCATCCCATGAGCTCTCTTGCCTTTGCCGCAAAGCTCAGGAGCATCCAGGCAGACCTTGCACAAGAGGTGGCGGAGAAGTCGGCGTCAAGCCTAACGGAGCTGGCAAAAGCACAATACAACGGTGGCGTAAGGACTGGAGACACACTGTCGTCTTTGCGTATTGTCCCATCCGATGGTGGGCTCAAAGGCATTGTGTCCACACCCTACGCCAAGTTCCTAAAGGGTGTGTTCCCCAAAGGTCTTCCATCTGATTGGAAGGCTGTTCTAGACGGTGCTACGGCTAGCGTAATGGCTCAGAAGCTAGGGGGTGCATGATGCTTCATGCCATCGCCTCAGAGCTAAACACAGCCCTTGCCGATAAGGGTGTTCCGTTTCCAGTCTACTATTCCGATGCTCCACAAGCAAACGGTATTAGCTGGAGGAGGATCATCCTTGATGAGGACATGGATGGTGGGGACTCGTTCAAGCCGCAAGCCTGCATGAATCGAAACCCAAAGTCCCCAGGGACATTGGCATGTGGTGTGGTGTTCCGTGTTTGGGCTGAGTCAAATGTCCACGGAGCAATGGGCCACAACCATCGTGAGCTTGCTCGACAGGTTGTCGATATGCTCCTTGTTGCCATCGACCAAGTATGCAGGGGTAGGGTGCAGCCATGGTCTTGGAAGAGTGGGAAGTTCCTGAAGCCTGAACAGATTGACCCTTCCCTTCAAGGGATGCGACCATTCTCTGGTGCGGTATACGAAATCAGAGGGTCCATCGACAGGGGAGTCTTTGACAAGACTTGGGTTGGAGAAGCCACTCCAACCGTTGAGGTTGGTCCAGATGGCATGATTATTAGGCAAAACAAGCTAGTGGTCGAGAGCGACCCTGACGAAATCTACGAGAGGTAATATGGCAACTCTACCTTCAGCGACAGTTACTCTTGACCAGAGCAAAAGGACCATTGGAGCAGGCACAGCATACCTGACCATGATTGCTCCTGTCACAACCCACGCAGACGGTCTTCCAAGACTGTATACAACGTGGAAGGACATTGTGGACTATCATGGCTACAACGAGGGTGCTGAGTATGCGGCACTTCATTTTGAACGAGCCAAGGGGCAGATCCTTTTCTGTGGCATCCCAATCGTTACAGTTGGCATCGTAGGACAGATTGACCAAAGCGGGAACACTGGGACATCTGTGGTGAATGTAGCCGCTGGAGTGGCTGGAATACTCGCAGAGACAGATGGTGTTGTGACCGTTGTCCGAGGTGGAACAGTTGGAACAAGCCAGATCACCTTGAAGCTTTCGCTTGACGGTGGAAGAACTGAGAAGGACGTGCGGCTTGGGACTGCTACCAGTTACACCATTCCCTACGTTGGCCTTGTCTTGTCTTTCAAGGCTGGTACTCTTGTTGCTGACGATGTGGTGTTGACATGGCATTCCAAGGCTCCTCTTTGGGATAGCGCTGGGCTCATCCTTGCTCGCACTGGACTTGCAGCACAACTCAAACAGTCTCGCTCATGGCTAGTGATTGGGGATGTAGCAACGGACACAGAAGCCAACTTGGTACTGACCCAAGCCAACGCATACGACACTTCCAACGATCGCCCTGTACACGCAAAGGTGTCTATTGCCTCACGGCTCCCCATCCCAAAGATGTCCAAGACAAGGGTGAGGATGACTGGGTCACCTCAGATTACCTTCGCTGAAGTAGGAGCTACTGGTGACACTATCACCCGTTCCGCTGGATCATTCCTAACAGATGGTTTTGCAAATGGCATGTTCATCACAGTCACTGGGGCCGTTGCATCAAGCGGAGCAAACAACATCACAGGTAAGGTCACTGGTGTTGCTGAAACTGTCCTCACCCTTGACACTGCCGACCTGATTGCAGAGGGGCCAATCTCTGGTGTTGGGATCACAGGAACCGCGGCTCTTTCCTTCGCTGAGGTTGGTTCCACCGCTGACACCATCACAAGGAGCCATGGCTCATGGCTTGATGATGGGTTCAAGGCTGGTGATGAGATTACCATCACAGGAACAGCAAGCAACAACATCGTTGCCGCAGCTGTGACCACTGTTACAGCGACGGTGTTGACCCTTGACACAACCGACCTTGTCGTCGAAGAAATTGGATCCTATGGGGTATCTGTAACGGCAGCAAGGGCAAAGGCCGCATGGGTTGCCCTTGTTGATGCGGAGTTTGCTGACATCGATGGGGAGTCAGCGCGCCGCATTGACCTTGGATATGAGCGATGCCGAATCACCTCACCCATCACTGGAGCCTATGCTCGCAGGTCGGTCCAGTGGATTGACACCTTCCTGGCCTATACCCACTCGGAGCACAAGACCACATGGGCGACTGCACAGGGAGGGATTGCTGGTATCTCCTTGGACGATGAGGATGGGAACCTTGTGGAACACGATGAACGTGTTGACAGTGGAGCTCTTGCTGGACGGTTCACATGCTTCAGAACTTGGAGCAACAACCCGGGTGTGTACATCGCCATGTCCCTCACAAGGAATGGTGAGGGGACTCTTCTTTCGCTGACCAACAATCAAGCTGTGGCTGACCTGTGTCAACGAGTGGCGCAAGCCGCTGTCACCTTGGAGATTGGGCAGGTATACGAGAAGAACGCAGATGGGACACTTTCTGGATCCGCTCTGCAAGTCATCAAGAACAAGGTGGACGACGCACTTGAGCGGGCGCTACTTGGTTCCAACCAATTCAACGATGGACCTCGTTGTTCCTACGTGTTCTTCACCCCATCTGACACAGATGTCTTCACCACTGTCCCAGCCTATCTCACTGGGCAGGTAAGTCTCAACCTCAACGGGACCATCACAGACGTGGCGGTCAAATTGGTGGTGTCGTAATGTCAAACGATTATGCAGTTTCGAGTGGAGCTCTCAGGTCCTTCACCGACTTCAGGATGGCCATTTCTGTTGTGGACGGTGAGACTCTTGTGGACATTGAGGTTGAAGAATTCACCGCAGAACGCAAGCGCGAGGTGGGCCAAAAGCTTGCTCCTGATGGGACTGTCTTGGGGACAACGACAGGGAAGAAAACTGTCTCCGTCAAGTCCTTCATCCTGACAACTGCGGCCCATGAGCAACTCAACACTGCTCTTGCAAAGGTGGCAATTGCAAAGGGATACGTTGTTGGGAAGGTGGCTCAGGTTGGGCTAGTCCCATTCGTTGGGTCCACCAACTACAAGCTTCCAGATGGGACAGTTGAGGGGAAGTTCAAGTTCACTGGCATGAGACTGCTTGGAGACACTGTTGGATCCAAGCGAGGTTTTGAGCCTGAGACAGTCACGTGCACAACGTGTGTGTCAAGGATTGTTCAAGTGCTCCCTGATGGGACAGAGGTTGAGATCTAAATGGATACCGAAAAAGAGAGGCTAACAATTGAACAGATTGAAAAGCGGAGGGCTGACAAAAAATCGGCCTATGAAGCTGACAGGAATGAGCAACTGCTCATCGATATGGAAGCCTTGGAAAAGGCTGAAGACGATCATGGGATCGGTCGAGTAGTCCGTGTGGACATGAACGGGTGGAAGCAAGGAACCCCCACCATGGTACTATGCCGGCTTCCTTCAACCGATGAGCTGAGGGAATATCATGAGTCGGTGCACAAGAACAAGGGAGACGCTAGAACAGCCCTTGTTGCAGCTGAAAACATTGCTCGAACGCTCCTTCTCTACCCTGACAGACCAACGCTTGTTGTGATGTCGCAGCGGTGCGGAGACATCGTTTCGACTGCAGGAGCAAAGGCTGTTGTGGTGGCGCAAGGGAAGGTTGCAGCCGAGGGAAAAGGCTGAGGGAACTGATCAGGGAGGCCGAGGACAAACCCGGCGTCTTGGCCTCCTGCTTGTCCCATGTGTTCCCTGGAGAAGAGTCACCTGAAAGATCTGCTGGGCTTTTCGTACTGTCTGAGTTTGTTTTGAGGACATTGAAGAGCAAGTGAGACCATGGCAGATACCACCTACAGCATTGCGATTCCGGTTGAAGCGTCTGCGGCTGTAGAGGCTGCTTCCATCCTTGAAGAACTTGATGCTGAGTTCAACGCAGCTGTTGCCGCTGCAGAAGCCGCAAGCAATGCCATCATCGCCGCTTCCTCTTCCTTCGAGTCCATTTCATCTGCTGCTGACAGCTCTGCATCCGCTGTCTCCGCTGAATCTGAAGCCTTGGCTGGTGTCGAGGAAGCCGCACAAGACGCGGCCAAAGCGGCGGACAAGGCAGAGGAGAAGCTTGACGACCTTGGGAACACTTCCGAGGATGCAGCCGACAAGGGTGGCAAGGCTAAGGGGAAATTCGGGGAGCTGTCTTCTGCCCTTGAAGGTCTTGGTATTCCCGTTGGAGCGGTCGGGCAAGGCTTCGACTCTATGGGTGCCAAGCTGGGTCCCCTTGCCTCTGCCCTTGGTCCTGTTGGCGCTGGCGTGGTCGGCGTTGGAGCTGCCGCTGCTATCGCGGTGGTGGCCGTGGTGGCGCTCACGGCTGCATTCGTCGCAGGTGCCGCTGCTGTCCTCAAGTGGGGGATAGGGCTCGCAGAATCAAACAGGGAGGCGGAGTTGTCGGCGCAAGCTTGGGATGCCGCAAACCCAAAGCTGGCTGGACTTCAGGACGCTTTCTGGGAAGTGGAAGGAGCAACAGGAGTAGGAGGGGACGCCCTAAGAAAATTCGCTCAAGACCTTGACGCTGCAGGGGTAGCGGCTGCTGACATGCCAACCGCTTTAAATGCTGTAGCAACAGCTGAAGCGGCTCTCCCTGGAGAAGGGGCCAAGGTTATCGAGTCTCTAAAGAAACAGAAGGGAGCAATAGGGGACGTTGCAGATGAGGTGCAGTCGAAGTTTGGCGGTATCGTAGAGGGGAAGATGATGACCCTTTCTGCTCAGATGAAGCAGCTTGAAGGGAACATCGGTGAGACATTTGGTGGACTTGATACGACAGGATTTGAAAAAGGTTTCAGCAAGGTTGTTGGGCTTTTTGATAGCACAACCGAGTCAGGGAAGACTCTGAAGTTCCTCTTCGAAAGCCTATTCCAACCTCTACTCGACAGTGGAACAGGGGTATTCCCTGTCATCGAAGCATTCGTTATCGCGCTGGAGATAAGGGCACTACAACTCTACATTGCCTTCAAGCCAATCGCTAAGGCATTGGGTGAGCTGACAGGGATAGACATGGGAGGCCTTCCCAGCGCGCTAGACATGGCTTCTACGGCTGCCGATGTGTTCATCGTAGCTCTTGCTGCTATGGCTGCCATCGCGCTGTCTGTTGGGGCTGCTATTGCCGTTGTGACCTTCCCAATTTGGGGGACCATCGCAGTCATTGGGCTTTTGGTTTACGCAGTCTACGAGGCTGGATCTGCCATCATCTCAGGGATAGGTTCTGCTGTTGACTGGCTTAGCAGCGTGGACTTGGCCCAAACTGGACTAGACATTGTAACTGGTCTTGCCAATGGTATCACCAGCGGTGCCTCTGCTGTCCTTGACGCAATGACCAGCACAGTCACAGGTGCGATTGATGCGGCCAAGGGACTTCTTGGCATCGCATCCCCTTCCAAGGTCTTTGCTGAGCTTGGAGGGTACACTGGTCAAGGTTTCGTTGAGGGTGTGGAGGACTCTTCTGGAGACACACAAGCCGCCATGGAATCCATGGTTGCGCCTCCAGAACCCAGCGCTCCAACCTCAAGCGGTGGAGGTGGAACGTACACGATCAACATCACAATCAACGCAGGTGGAGGAGACGCTGGGTCAATTGAGGCAGCTGTCAGAAAAGCCATAGTCTCGATCATGGAAGGGTATTCGATTCAGCTTGGGACAGTGGAGGTGCCAGCATGAATCCGATGACCCACCCTGATCTGTATCA